CCTGAACCCAGCCGTCCTCTTTCCACTTCCTGTATGCGCCTTCCTGTTTATTTTTATTATCCTGCGTTTTGATCTTGCTTTCTGGGATAAAATATTTCTGCAAAACATAAAAGTTAGGATCGCCCGGCTTTCTGATCACAAGCGTTGCACACGTCAAATCGGTTGTAGACGATAAGTCACAACCGCCGATTGCGTATGAATTTCTTAAAAACTCCATATCAACCACAGTTTTATTAATAGCATCATTTGCGGTCAGCCACGATTGTGTTGTATTTTCTTTTAAATTAAAATCCTTTGTCAGAAGAGTCGGGAGAAATGATCTGTCCCTGTGTGCTTTTGCCACATTTTCCGACAAAGTACTGATTTTCTTTATCTTTCCAAGTCCGGGATTTGCTTTTCCCCAGCATTCCGGCGCTTCCCACTCTTCCCTTTTATCCAATTCGTAAATCAAAGGGAGAAGTCTGTAATCTTCATATCCTTTGTTCCAGACTGCAACATTTTCACAGTAGGAATACCGGTCGTCAAAAAAGCCTTCCCGGACAAATCCATTTGTAGAAATGAGCCACGCTAACGGCTGGTCTCGTGACGACTGGGACTGCAACATGACATCATACAGCTTGCTTGTACGCTGTTCGTGAAATTCATCCAGCGAGAAAAAATGAGTGTTCAATCCATCCAGCGTTGAAGAATCTGCTGCCAATGCCATGATGTAACTCATAAACAAGTCGATATAAATATCCGACTGTCTTTTCTTCGCAACGGCTTTCAGTGCCGGAGAATGCTTCATCATGTTCACGCATTCGTTGAAGATAATCTTCGCCTGGTCTTTTTTATTTGCAGTGCAATAAATCTGTGCACCCATCTCATTGTCATTCAATGCGGCATCCCATTCCACAGCGGCAGTCTCGGTTGATTTTCCGCATTTTCTACCACGTAGATCATCAACTTCACGGAATCTTCGGAAATGCGTGTCTTTTTCAACCCATCCGAAAACCATCTGTATCTTTGCCTTCTGAAAAGGTTCAAGTTTTATATTCTGTCCTGCAAATTTACCCTGTGACAATTTGCAGAAACGCTCAATGAATTCTATGTGTCGGTTTCCTCGCTCTGGATCAAAATAAAAAGGGAAATCTGCCGGTGGGTTATCCATCCATGCACATTCCCTCTCATAAACAGATCTGACTTTCTGGCTGACGATCTCGTCTCCTGCCTGAATCATATCCAAATATTCTTTTGCAAAATTATGAACCATTAAGCACGATGTTCAGTCAAGAACTTGACCAATTCCTCTCCCGGATCTGATTCCCCAGAGCCTTTCGGAATCTCGCCCAAAATGTCACATAACTGTTTAATGACTTTCGTGTAAGTGTTGAGCATTTTGTCGTAAACTTCGACCGCCGCACTCTTCTTAGTACCGAACTGATTTTCGCCGTTTTTATATTCATCAACGATTCCGTCACGGATAATTATTTCTCTCGTTTCCGTCAAAGTTGCCGTCATGAAAGCGGCTTCATCAATCAACTTTTCAACAGTTTGTTTGTGTTTTGATTCTACATTTTCAAAAATTTCTAAAAGTCTTTTTCGTTCCCGATTTATCAACGTTTTTCGCTTTTTTTCTGTGTAAATCGGTGTATAACCATTTCCCATTGAATGGAAACCTCCTTCCTACACCCCTTACTCGCATTTCCGGTCGGTTCTACGTGTGGGATGCCCTCGGTCTTCAACACCCCGGAAAATCTCAATGACCACCGGGGGGAGTGATTGGAATCGGATAACCAGATTCATCAATTACATAACGAACAATTCCAATCTGTTCTTTTCCATGTTCAGCTTTCGTGATTGCCTTATGACATTCTGAACATAAAGAAATTAAATTGTTTGGATTCAAAGTTATATTAATGTCATGAATATTTTCTTCTGTAATCTCTGTCTTGTGATGAACCTCTGTAGCAACCTCATGACATCCTTTACATTGACATTTATAATTATCCCTCTTCAATATTTCTTTCCGCATATTCTTCCATGCGGCGGAGTTATAGAAGGGCTTAGCGTATTCCTTCGCCATCTCATCATCTTCTTTCTTTCCAGACATCCAAATAGAATTGAATGTCTGGTGTCGTATTAAGAGGATTAAGTAAATGAAAAAGCGCAGCTTCATCAGCCACGCTTTACTTTATCTTTATATCACACATCGTTGTAAACTTTTGTACACACTTTATTTTTTTATAAGCTTCTCCATCTTCTGCTCCATGTTCGTCTTATCTGCCTTGAACTTTTCCCAGTCGCAATGATTCTTTTTCTTTTCCTTCCGCATCACATTAGCAATCGCCTGTTCTGCTGTTGGATCAGAATACTTCTCTTTGTTCATTCGCTCTCCACCTCGCTCACTTTATCATATCTTTACATTCTGTATAACTCGCTCTATTTTTCTTTTTTAATAGAAGAAACTCATATCATATCCAATCAGTTATACATTAAAAGTTTTATGTTTAACTTTACTGATAAAAAAATAACTATCGTCTCTTTTTAAACGATAGCTTCATGATTGATTCGCTGATAGCGTCCTGCTCTAGTCCTATATATCGCATAGTGATGTGTGTGTTATCATGATTAAATATCTTCTGTAATGTCACGATATCATGCGTCTGCTGGTAAAAATGATATCCGAACGTCTTCCTCATGGTATGCGTGCCGATGTGCTGCAACCCGAACTTTTCCCCGGCAGTTGATAATATGTTATACGCCTGACATCTTGATAGTGCTTTATTCTGCTGTCTTGATGGAAACAGCGGCTCATAATCTGCTTTCCCTTTTATATACCTATTAAGTAAAGGCCTTAATTCCTCATTAATCGGAAAGCGTTTCTCTTTTCCGGTTTTCATCTCACGGATGCTGACATAGTTCATATCTCTTACATCTCTTACCTTTAAGCTCAAAATGTCAGATACTCTGATGCCTACATAAATCCCGAACAGAAACATGATCTTATTCCGTTCGCTTTTTTCCCCCAGGTAGTCTGCTATGTCCCAGACTGTGTTAATGTCTCTGATTGGTTCGACCGTATTCAATTAAAATCCTCCTTCCTGTAAATAAAAAGAGCAGACCTTTTCGATCTGCTCATGCTCTGTATTTATTATATAACACATTTTACTGTAAAGTTTTGTACACTGTTTTTACTGGTTGATTTCCGGAATGAACTCTCCAAGATGCAACTCGGACCTCATGAGTCAAGTGTTTTTTTCTTTTATGCTGCTAAATTTGCTTGCATCCTATCCAGCTCAACATCATCGCAAATGTAATACTTAATAGTCACATCCGTACTGCTGTGTCCGAGACGTTTTGAAACGAAAAGCACGTCCTTAGTCCTACGGTATTCTCTCGAAGCGAACGTCTTACGAAACGAATGCACTGTCGCATTAAATTTACAACCGCCAAAAAGTGCAATCTCTTTGACCATATCCTCTATGGATTTATTGCACATCCGTCCTCTTCCACGTAAACCGATAAACACTGCACCTTCCGTGCGATCTCCGATATACTGTTTTAATGCCTGTTTACACCGCTCCGTCATAAAGCAGGTGCGCCACTGTGATGTCTTTTCGCCCCAGATGTGGATTTCTTTATGTGCGAAGTCCAGATTATCAATATCAAGGTTCACGATTTCCCCAACTCTCGGACCAGCGGAAAGCATTAATTCGAACAGAGCGTTTAATCGCAGATCATGACCGATGGATAAGGACGCTCTGGCAATCTCCTCATCTGATAAACGTTCTTTTCTTTTTTGTGGCTGGCGGATCTTATCAATGTCTCTTGACACATCATCCTCGATATGCTTCTTACGATACGCCCATGCAAAGAAACTGCTCATATACTTCTGAATCGTGGAAGCATAAGCCTTAGAGATTTTGTCCTTATGCAGTCTGGTAGCGATGTAATCCATCACGTCCTGCCCGGTGCAGTTGTGATAGTTTAAGCCTGTTTCCGCAAAGAATTTTTTAATAATCGTGATATAGAGCTTAATCGTACTCTGCTTTCTGCCAGTGGCTGTGAGGTCGATTATGTATCGTTTCATAATGTATTCGTTGTCGAAAATCTCTGTAGATGGCAGTGTCTCCGCTGCGGCCAGATTAATGTTGACCAGCTTAAAAGTAATCACGGTCTTAAGGCGGTCGATTCCCTCCGGTGTCAAGTATCCTGTCATCTCATAAACTACATCATTGATTAATTCTGCTTTTGTCATAGCAAATCCCCCTTTACGATCTGGGTAGAAAATGCTATACTTATCTTGCTTAAGGAGTGTGTATAGCACTTTCTAAAGGGCTTGTGTTACCAGCACAGGCTCTTTTTTAATTAGTAGTTACGTACACATGGTCGGAACGTATGTTCTTTAATATGTATTTTTTTACCGGCATATTTCAGCCGGCAATATTTTCAGTATTCAGTTTTTCATAAGTTTATATCCTGGCACCCTGATAGCTCTTGGGCTTCCAACTTTATCGTCTGTTTCCAGTTCTCCATTATCAATCATCCTCATCAGATGATTTGAACGCTGGATGTGCTACTTAATCCCACCATTTCACCGATTTCTCGAACGGTAGGTGCATACCCATGCTGTTCTATGTACCAGATAATTGCTTTTTTTATCTTTTTTCGAACTTCTGCCCCATGTTCTGTTGTGTGCATTATTCCTCCAAGTTTTTCATCCACTTTTTAAAGTCCTTCACGCAATCATCACATAAATCGTATTGTCTTGAATATCTGCGCTGATCTGACATTATCCCGATTCCTATAATTTTTTCTTTAAGTCCGATTCTTGGGATAATTCTGTAAACTAAATCATTATTTTCATAATTTTTTCCACATCTGTCACATCTTTTTAAGGTCATTTTGTTTTTCCTTTCATCCGTTAAAGTTCAGTTTAGCAGTTCCGGGTTGTCAATTGCATTTCCAATGACAACAATTTCATCTGGATTAAATTCTCCTAAAGAAATGCTTTCCGAACTTCCAATCGCCTGCGCTTCCCAACTGAGTGAGTAATCGCACCATTCAATAATATATATTTCATCGTCGCACTGAAAAATATCTTTCTCATAGATTCCCTCGTATCCGGTACACTGGCAGATTGTCTCCTCTTCAATAACTGTATTAGGTTGTACACCGCTAAATCCATCCCAGTACACCCACATATTATCTGTCAACGTTCTTTTACCTCTGTATAAATGTCTATTCTCCATTTTTCTTCTCCTAAATTCTAATTTACATAAAATATTTCAGCCATTTTCATTCTGTTTTCATAATCTTCATTGGCTTTCTTAATATCCTGCGCGCGGCGGTTGACTGCATAATCTCTCAAATTATGTAAAGCAATTCGCTTTGCCTTACTTGGGTTTTGGCTTTTTCCGCTCACAATATCATTTAAACCCTGACGTGACAGTTCTGTTATCCCACACATCTCTTCTACCGAAACACCGAATTTATTTGCAAACTCTTTCGTTTTCATATTGTTTTTATCCTTTCTCTTTACATATTTGCTACATTTTGTAAATTCTAATTTA